AGATAATGACTCATTTGATCTAACACAATTTGGAATGTTCTTAGCAAATGACACTTTATTCTTTAATTTCCATATAGAAAGCATGGTAGAAGCATTAGGCAGAAGATTAATGCCCGGTGATGTATTAGAGATTCCTCATTTAAGAGACGACTTATTGTTAGGCAGTGATGATGCAATTAATCGTTATTTTGTAGTAACAGATGCAAGTAGACCTGCAGAAGGATATGATCCTAGATGGTGGCCTCACTTGTGGAGAACTAAAGTAGGACCTATTACTGATAGCCAAGAATACAGAGATATTTTAGGCACTGGCGAAGAGGAAGAAGATCTAAGAAACTTAATTAGCAAATATAAAGATGAAATAATTATAAATGATAAAATACTTGAACAAGCAGAAAAAGATATACCTAGTAACTTTAAATTAAGATCTAATCATTTATATGTTGACGAAGAAACAAATAAGCCAGGTGTTGGATATAATGGAGGAGATGTTCCTAATGGATTAAGTGTAGTAGGAAGTGGTTCATCATTTCCTGTTAGTGGAACTTCAGATGGAGATTATTTTTTAAGAACAGATTTTTCACCAAACAGATTATTTAAGAAGTCAGGAACACGTTGGTTAAACGTAGGTTCTGACTATGACGGCAACTGGGCGGCGGCTAATAGATTATTAGAAACGTTTATTAATAATGATACATTTGTAACATATACAGATGGTGAAGTTGCTCCAGAAAAAACAAATTTAAGTAAGGCTGTAAGGCCTAAAACGGATAACTAATGGCAGGCAAGAATTTAGATTACTGGTATGACGAACAGTTAAAAAGATATCTTATACAATTAATAAGAGTTTTTTCAAACTTTAAAGTCAAAGAAAACACATCCAAAGGTGTGCATTATAATCGTATTCCTGCGAGATATGGCGATCAAAGTAGAATGGTTGCATCTATACTTCGCAACAATTCAGAGAATGTTATTAATAGTGCTCCGTTCATAACAGTCACTATAGGCAGTTTACAAATTGCACGTGACAGAACTGCTGACCCTTTCTTAGTGCAGACAGATCAAATAGCAGAAAGAGAATTCAATCCAGATACAAATTCGTATGGAACTGTTCAAGGCAATCTATATACTACACAAAAGTATATGCCTGTTCCATATAATTTGACTATAAATGTTGATATATGGACTACTAATACAGATACAAAAATGCAAATTATGGAACAAATATTAGTTTTGTTCAATCCTGCATTACAATTATCACAAAATGATAATCCTTTAGATTGGACTAATATATTTGAGTTAGAACTTATAGATATACAATGGACAAACAGAAGCATACCTGCAGGTGTCGATGAGCAAATTGATATTTCGACAATGCAATTTTCTGCACCTATATGGTTAAGTCCTCCTGCTAAAGTAAAACGTCAAAGTATTATTCAGCAGATAATAACAGATATACATGAAACAGAAAGCATAGAGGATTTAGGATTCGATGAAACAATTCATGACTTCTTTAAAGATATTGCCGACACGGCAGAAGTGGTTGTTACGCCGGATGATCTATATGTTCAGATAGCCGGTGCTTCAGCAATACTACTAAACAATGCTGGTCAGGCTCAAAAATGGCTTGATCTTATAGAAATGCAAGGAGAATTATCCTCAACAAGTAAATTAAAATTAAACATATCTAACGATACAGATTCAGATCTTAATATGGTAACTGGTCTCATTGCGGCTTTACCAGGCAACGATAATACATTAGTATTTACATTAGACTCAGACACTTTACCTTCTAGCACACTTACTGCTGTAGATAAAATAATAGACGCAAGAGCAAATTATCCAGGAGATGGAACATTGGCCGCGGCGGCTGATGGCCAACGATACTTAATTACAGAAGATATATCTGCTACAGGTAATCCAAATTGGGGTATAGACGCAAGTGCAAACGATATTATTCAATACAGTAGTGCTAAATGGTCTATAGTTTTTGATGCTTCAGCAAACACAGATAAACACTATGTTACAAATACAAATACTGCCAAACAATTTAAAACCCACGAAGGGGGTTGGATAAGTAGTTATGAAGGAATATATAATCCAGGATATTGGAGATTATCATTATAAATGGAAACTACAGCGGCAGGAGTTGTATTTCTTGCTAAAGACACAGGCAGGTGTTTACTACAGTTAAGAAATTCAGACAAAAGATTCAAACACACATGGGGTTTTTGGGGAGGCATTTTAGAAGGCTCAGAAACACCATATGAATGTATCCTTAGAGAATTAGAAGAAGAAATCGGGTTCGTTCCAGAACTAAAAAAACTTAATCCAATAGACGTATTTCAAAGTAGAGATAAAAAGTTTTATTATTACAGTTTTGTATATGTAATAGACGAAGAGTTTTTACCACCTAAATTAAACGGCGAAAGTAGTGGTTATGCTTGGGTTAATATTGGCACTTGGCCACAACCACTTCATAATGGTGCAAAAGTAACATTACTTAAAAATGGTGGCACAGAAAAACTACACACTATATTAGATATCCATACATCATAAATAGTAGTATGAGCAAAGGCGAAATCATAGATTTTAATGTCTTGCGAATACAAAGCGAATTAGACAGGTTTGAGAGGACTAATACTTTACCTCATTCATTACTAGAAGGCACATATAGTATAGACGAAATTGCAAACTTATACTTAGACAAACTTGACCCAAAGTATCAAAAAATAGCAAAAAAATTGCATAAAGAATATTATGGTCATTTAAAGGATAATGTTGCAAATATGAGAAGTGCATTGAAAAGAGACTATACATCTGTAATGAATAATTTAAATACAACACATGACAGTTTTTGGTTTAAAGATGTTATGAATTTGTATAGACCAAATATGAATCCTGTTCGTGCTTTGTATTATCAGACACGTGAAGTCACCAGGAGATATAATCCTGAGGACCCGCATCACTATTGGTTAAAAGATCTTATCACAGATAGAGAATTCAACAACATATTACTTGATGCTTTATCTAGAGATATTAAAAAATTAGAAAGAATTATAAAAAGATATTACTTGCCTTTAACTGAAGTCAGTCAAGATGTGCCTTTAGAATTGTTTCATGCTAAACAACAACTTAAAGATTTTAGAGCATATTATTTATTTTTTGATTCTACTAAAAGTTGGGATAAAATATTCTTTGAAGATTAATTATTGATGAGGCGAACCTTCTCTGTTCAAAAGCCAATTACATGTTATTCTAAAATCAGATTTTGTTTCTACTCCTGCACTATGCCAACTATTTTCACATACTTTAAATAAAAATAATTGTCCTGGATGGCCGCCTATCTCAGTAGGCTCTCCTCGTTCTTCTTTGTAAATGTTTGTGCCAAATACTTTTTCATTATTCAAATAAATTATACCTCTTGCAGGTATTGAAAAATTTCCATCATAATTGTAATCATTATGTGTATCAAGTTCTGATGTTTTGTCAAATAACGATGTTGACTGTGTGCATGTTTTAATATCTAGGTTCCAAACATCATTGATTCTATTTACAATTTCATCTCGATATTCATCTATTAATTCTTGAACTGGGTGCGGTGTTGTTAGTTTAAATTCATCAAATTCTACTTCTATTTTATAAGTTTGTTTAAATTCATTGAATGATTCTTTTACAAAATCTCTATCTATAAAATCAATGCACATGTATTCAAATGGCTCTTTGATAACATTGTTTTTGTTAATAGCATCTAAATTAATCATTTACTAGTTTTCCTTTCCACTCCGTCCCAATCGCCTTGTGGCATAGGCTGTTTTATTCTTTCTGCATATAATTCTGCTAATGTATCGTTCCAATTATGCTCTTTCATTACTTGGATTTGATGAGCACATTCGGCCCATTCTCTATTTTGATAAGCATCAACCATTCTGTTAATTACTCTTACTTGTTTTGCGTCTTTTAAAATTGTGTAAATTGTGACCGGATCAGTTTGACCTTTTACAGCAATCTTGTCTAATGTGACTAAATTATTTGGTGGGGAAATCTTTCTTAATGTATGTTCAGTGAACATAAAGAATACACCATACTCTTTAGTTTGTGCTTCTAAACGTGCCGCTAAATTTACACTATCACCTAAAACAGTATAATCAAATCTCTGATTACTTCCCATATTACCGACAACAGCATCGCCTGTGTTTATTCCTATACCTATCGATAAAGGCATAAGTCCGTCTTTGTATAAATCTTTGTTTACTTTTGCTAATTCTGTTTCCATCTCCATTGCTGTATCTATGGCCAACTGAGCATGATTATCTACATCTAGCGGAGCATTCCAAATAGCCATTAATGCATCTCCTATGTATTTGTCTATTGTGCCTTCTTTACGCATAACTAGATCTGTCATAGGTGTCATATACCTGTTGATTAATTTTCCTAAACCTTGTGGATCAGTTTTGAATTGTTCTGAAATTGGAGTAAAACCTCTTATGTCAGAAAACAAATATGTCATGTTTCTAGTATCACCACCTAAACGTAATAGTTCTGGATTCTTTTGCAGTTTTTTAACCATTGCTGGAGCAAGATAATGTTCAAATTGCTTTTTAATTTGTTCACGTAATTTGTATTGTTTGTAAAAGTTATTAAATGCCGCCTGTGTAAAAACTAAAAATCCACTCAACACAGGGAAAGTTGCATCCAACAAAATCAAATTACTAGTGTATTGATTTATACTATAATAAGCAATACCGCCTAAAATACTTAAACTTATAGGTGCTGTCCACAACAATGGTAGTCTATATACCGCCAAAGCCACTAGAATCATAGTCACAGACGCAATTAGAAGTTCTATAAGCGACGATAATTGGCTCCGCTGTATGTTTGATCCATCTATAAAATTTTGTAGCATGTGTGCGTGTATATGCTGTGGATACATATTACCTCGTGGTGTAGGAACAGGATTTGTAATACCTTCTGCTGTAACACCTACAATTACAAATTTACCTCCTAAGTCTGGCAAACTAGATATGTCGATATATTCGTATTCTTTAAACACATTATTGAAACGTGTATATGCTGTGCCGTCTGGTTGCGTAACAATAGGATCAAACGGAGGAACAGCAAACTCGTCTATGCCTATTTCTGATGTCTTAATCATGTAACTGGGTTTGCCTGTTTGCACCCTTAACATTTCGATTGCAAAACTAGGATATATTTTTCCTTCTACTCCTATTGCTAATGGATATGTTCTGGTAACAAAATCAGGTTGAGGTGCTGATGCATTTACTCCTATACCAAATGCTTCTGCTTCTAGTTCAGGTATGTTGGTTACTAGGTTTGGCCAAGTTAGTAAAAAGTCCTGTGCTTTTGAAGGGCCTATCACTCCTGTGCCAATGTGCGGACCTGAAGTCTTTACTCCTTTGGAACTTGGGGTCTGGGATAAAACTATCCCGTTGCCCTTTATCCAACTCGCCAGTGTCGGGTCTCCTCCGAATCTGTCCGCCTCCGGAAACATCACTGTAAGTCCAATTATACCTTGATTCTTCTGTCTCAAATCGTGTATCATCTGAGCAAAGTTCTGTCTTGGCCATGGCCATTGCCCCCATTGTTGTAAACTCTTTTCGCCTATGTTTACAATAACAACTTCGTTGCTTTGTTTGATTTCATCTAATTGTTGATAGGCATCAAAAGTTTGTAGTCTTAAACTTTGTAGTGGTGTAGGGTCTGCTACCCTCAGGGCGAGTAATAATGCAATAGATAGTATGACTGCATACCCGCTATATAACCACTTCATAGTAGTATTTATCGGCTTATGAGTTGTTTACTATGTCTCTGAAGTAGTCTATTGTGAGTTGCATACCTTCTTCTAAAGGCATTAGTGTTTCATCTGACATATCTACATGTTTTAAAGAATCTACATTTGCACTAACTGTTGCTCCAGGAATTTCGCCTGGTCTCATAGGCAAGTTTACTAAATTACTGTTGCTACCACTTAACTTGATAATAAGTTCTGCAATCTCTTGAACAGTCTTGTTGTCTTTAGGTCCTACTTCTACTGCTTCTGGAAACACTATACCTTCACAGGCTTTTTCAGTTGCAACCACTAATGCGTGTGCAACATCTCCAACCCAACACATGTCACTTACTTGAGAGCCATCTCCATAGACTTCAATGTCCATATTCGCAATGGCCCTGCAGGCAAAAGATGGTGTAATTTTTCTTA